CAGATGAGTCTATTCGAAGAATCGGACGTGTGGACATTATCTGTGGAGGATTTCCGTGCCAAGCTTTCAGCATTGCAGGAAACAGACGAGGTTTTGAAGATACACGAGGAACTTTGTTTTTTGAAATTGCACGGTTCGCATCTATTCTCAGACCTAAATATCTATTCCTTGAGAACGTCAAAGGACTCCTCAACCATGACGGAGGAGCTACATTTGAGACCATCCTCGGAGCCCTGGATGAATTGGGGTACAATGTGGAATGGCAAGTCCTTAACAGCAAGGATTTCGGAGTCCCACAAAACCGGGAGCGCGTGCTCATTGTCGGACATCTTAGAGGAGAATGTACCCGAAGAGTTTTTCCTCTCTCAAAAAGTGGCCAGCAAGTTGCTTCAATCAAAGAACAGTACAGCAATACCATTACAACCAGATACGGAAACTCACAAGGCGCAGGGGCGTACATTGTTGAAAGTAAATCGCAGAAAGTAAGATCTATCGGGAACATCCATCCTTCAGGAAATGGAATTCTAATCGCAGGGAAATTGCCTGGAAATCATGACCAAAACTCAAGAGTATATGATACAGATGGACTAGCTCCTACTCTATCCACTATGCAGGGTGGTGGGCAAGAACCTAAAATCATTCAGCGTGGTCATGGTTATAATCAAGGCGGAGAACATGACATCGCTCCTACTATAACGAGTAACAGTTATCAAGAAAATAACCTGGTAAAAATTATAGACTTTTACAACAAAATCACAAAAGATGAGGTTGGAACATTAACATCAAGTGGTGGAGGTAGCACTGTTCGAGCTGGTAGTTTTGGAGTAACCGATGGCTATCGTATTCGCAAACTAACACCTCGAGAATGTTGGAGATTACAAGGATTTCCAGATTGGGCTTTTGACAAGGCGCAAAAAGTAAACAGCAACTCTCAACTATATAAGCAAGCAGGAAACAGCGTGACTGTGAGTGTTATTGCTGCTATCGCAAAGGAATTGGAATGAGGTGATAACTTGAAATTATTTCTTAACGAAGATTGTATGGATGTCATGAAAAGATATCCTGATAACTATTTTGATTTAGCTATTGTAGATCCACCATATTTTTCTGGTCCAGAACAAAGAAAATTTTATGGGAACAAAATCAGTCCCATAGGGGTCCATAGATTGTACGGCAAAACAACTAAATGGGAAGTTCCAGGAAAAGATTATTTTGATGAATTATTTAGAGTTTCAAAAAATCAAATTATTTGGGGCGTGAACTACTTCAACAACTACTCTTTCGGTTCTGGCCGTATTGTTTGGGATAAAGTTAATGGTCGGTCAAGTTTTTCGGATTGTGAGCTAGCATACTGCAGTTTGCATGATAGCACGAAACTATTTCGATATATGTGGAATGGTATGATGCAAGGTAAATCAATCTCTGAAGGTCATATCCAACAAGGAAATAAGGCCTTGAACGAAGTTAGAATCCATCCGACTCAAAAACCCATCAATCTTTATTTCTGGTTGCTGCAAAACTACGCCAAAGCTGGAGATAAGATTCTTGATACTCATGTCGGTTCAGCAAGTAGCTTGATTGCTTGTCAGGAGTTAGGTTTTGAGTATGTTGGTTGTGAGCTTGATAAAGGCATCTTCAACCTTGCTCAACAGAGACTCAATGATTATGAAAAACAAATAAAATTACTTTAAAAAAGGAAAAGGTGATAGCTTGGAAAAAGATAAAAGACAAGGTTGGTTAAAAGACTTAAAAGTCGGTGACGAGGTGTTTGTTGAATATATCGGAAATAGTGATAGTTATGACGGTTCCATGTTTGGAGTTGTTTCTCGCATAACCCCAACTGGAAGGATAGTTGTTTCTCGCAAAAATTCAAATGAAATGATGAGAAATATAGATGAAACACAATATTCTCCTGAAGGTTATCATAGAAATGGGCCATTTCCAACACGGATAGTAGGAATCATTCCAGAATTAAAAGAACGTTTCCGTGAAAGTTTTATTAGGGATGTCACAACAACAATAAACGATGAAACACTACATAGCTTCAGCCTTAACAGCTTGGAAATTTTACTTGACTGTCTTGAAATGTTTAAAAAGATAACTAAATAACTAAAATTGAATAAAGGGGATATAATATGAAAGATGTAGTTATGGCAACATTGCCAAACAATGAGCTAAACAGACTGATAAAAATCGAGCTAACAGTCCAGACAATGATTGAACGAGGTCTTATTGATGAAGAACAGTTCAATGAAATCATGAATGAAGAAGATTAAGGGGGAATGAACATATGATACCGAAGTTTCGTATGTGGGAAAAATTAGAAAATAAAATTTCTGATCTCATTGATGATTTAAATCAACAAAACGAGCCAGAAAAAGTTATAATCCCACAGATAATTGCTGAAAAAATTAAATACTGTAAGGAAACAGATGGATCTAGCTTATTTCATGCAATGGATTATTGCTATAAGTTCAAAGAATGTGCTGATTGGCTAGCAAATCATGAAGAAGTCTTTGCGCGCGCTTGGTCAGACGGTTATGACATTCAAGGAATAAAGTATGTTGTTACTGATGGAAATGGCAATTATGTGTGCTTTGAAAACGGTCAAAAAGATAATGATGTTATGATGATTGGACGAGCTGATACAAAGGATTATGTTAAGAAATTCAACACAAAAAAAGAAGCTCAAGAAGTGGCAAATCTATTGGATTTGACAGTACAGGAGGTAAAGTAGTGGTACAAGCATTTAAAAAAGTCACAATCCCGCAGTTTGTTGCGGATTGGATTGAGCATGCAAAGTTTGAAGATTATCATTTGTTAGGTGCAATGGACGCAATCGCGATTAGTGGAAGAAAAAAACTTTACGAATGGTTTAGGGAAGATGACAACATGGAACTCTTTGCTCGAGCATGGCTGGATGGATACGAGATTCATGGAACAAGGTATGTAGTGACAGATGGCAATCATTTGTATTTCAAAAACTATCAAGAAGATGTTGAAATTGTCATACTAGTAGATGAACAACCTGGTACAATGGAGTACGTCAAGAAATTCAACACAAAAGAAGAAGCTCAAGAGGCTGCAGACATTCTTGGTTGGAAAGTTCAGGAGGTGGAGTGATGAATCTCAGACAAAAAAGAAAACACTACAAATATTCTTATCGATATTTTATAGCCTACTATTCTGAGAATACTAAAGAATTTGTTATCTACTGTCCGAAAAAATATAAGAAAACGCTCAAAAGAAAACTTAAAGTTAACAAAAATTATGATTATGATGAATGTTGTAGGAAGTATTGGTTATACGAGGAATTTCACGGCAACATGCCAAAATTCATGAAAGAAAAGGAGGTCACAAATTGAAACGAAAAAGCATATCTAAAGCCACTAGACAAAAAGTCTTAGATAAGTATGGTGGTCATTGCGCTTATTGTGGCAAGGAATTGGATTTAAAAACTTTGAGAGTAGATCATCTACACCCCCACTATCGAGGTGGAGAAGATAGTTTTGAAAACTATATGCCAGCATGCTATCAATGTAATTTTTACAAATCTACTCTTCTTTTAGATGAATTTAGGGAGCAGATGTCTACCTTGCACGAAAGAATCAGCAAGCCATTCATAGCAAGACTTGGTTTAGATTATGGAATCATTAAAATCAAACCATTCGACGGAAAGTTTTATTTTGAGGAATAGGAGATAAAATTTGAAAATAGATACTACTAAGGTAGAGGCAGTCTTAATGGATAAGACTGTCTCAGCCTATCGTTTAGCAAAGGATACTGGTATTTCAAAATCCACGATCACGAGATTAAGGAATAAGGAACGCTTGTTTAAGAATATTACGGTTGAAACACTGCTTAAGGTGCAGGCATGGATTGATAAGAATGGAAAGTAAAGGTAACTAGATGCTGACAAAAGAACAGTTTATCGACAATCTGAAAAAAGCACGCGCGGTTAAGAAAGAAGTCTTTGCAAGATTCAAAAATGGTCCACTTGAAAGCTATCCAGAATATGAAGAGCCTTATAGACTTGACAACAAGGATAATTTGTTTGAAGCAATCATGAACTATCTATACTACGGTGTCCTACCTGAAGGAAAAACGTTAGATGATGTTTGGGATGCTTTCCAGGAGGTAGCTAATAAAGAAAAGTGGGATGTTTCTGAGATCCAGATTTCCTTTGATAGTGACGAACTAATCCAAGATTGTCTAGCTGATATAGCTTTGCTTGGTGAGGACTTTATGGTTTATGCTAAATATCAATCATTCTGTGAGGGGCAGGTTGAGTTTGTAGTAGACTACGTAGATGCTGAACGCCCTACTAGAAAAGATATTCTTGAGTTTAATGCCATAGACGACGAAGAGACTTTTCAGGAGCTTCTAAAAGAATATGAAGAAGGTATCAAAAGTCTAAAAGGGTATAGAGCAGAAAAAATGACCTTACAAGAACTACTAAATAAACTAGAGAAGCAGAATACGATTCTCTAAATAAAAAAGAGCAGTGATCCATAGTCACTGCTTTTCTATTTTATTAAGCGACGGTCTTTTCCTGCACGCTGATTTTAATAGTTGCTACTACTACCTCTCCATTCAATCGTGGAATTGTTACGTCCATTTCACGCGCATCACACTCATTTAAGTAGTCGAGAAAAGTCATCAGTGTTACCTCCTCTGAGCTAGGTTTTAACACTCCCTTCTCATTCAACTCCTTTATCGTGATTGAAACGATAACGTCCTTATCTTCTAAAGGACAAGTGATGTCGATTGCTCGCTTATTTTCTTTATACGGTAGTTCCAGAATATCTATGAAGCGCATAGATAAGTAATTTACTTTTTCTTGCTCTTCATTTTTTGTGATTGCTGCTTCTTGATGTGTCATAATTGGTTCTCCTTTTTCTTTCTTAAATTTCTACTTCTGCTATTGGTTTACGCTGGCCAGGCGCGTGAGTATAATGGCAATAAAGTGTACCAAGGTCAAGCGCAGGTTTAAATTCCTCAAAGTCATGGGCCAACACATAACAAGGTTTATAAACGCAGCTAAATGTGATTGCTACTTCTTCTTTTAAATCATCCAGGAGTAGGCCAAGTGTTTCATATTCATAGATACGCACTATCTCACCTTTTCCTTCAAAGAGTGCTTTAACTAGAATAGATGTACCATTCCCATAAAACACAGTGTGTGATCCCACAATTTCATAGTCCTTTAACTCTAATCTATAATATCTATCTGCGCGTGTATCTTCAATAGATACTTCCTTTGGAACAGTATAGAAATAACTGCCTTGCTCTACTGCTAATGTAAATCTTTTACGGACTTCTAGTTGCTTCAGGTATTCGTCAATCCCACTTCCTAAAGATAGGGCCTTCCGTAAAATTTCATGCTTGCTAGATGATTGGTTTTTATCTAGCCACTGACCTAAAAATCTATGAACATATACCATAATCATTTCTCTCTTTCCTGCTATTCTTTAATTACATTTTAAACGATAACTTTATAAAAAGCAACGAATGGTGGCTTACAATAGATTTTTATCGAATATAGATCGCAAGAAAGAAATCATCATGAGGGATTGGATAGTATTGTTTGCTGATTGAAGCAGAAAAAATAATGCCACATTGAGGATAAACGTCTTTATATTCTTTGTAAAGATTTTCAAAATAGTCCGGGTTGCTGATGTCACCATAGTTCAATTTTAAAAGGGGCATTTCTTTTTTATCAAAGAAATCATCTATGTAGGTTAAAGTCAAATCAAAAGGACTATCAGGTTCATCAACTAGGTCTGCAGATAATACTTCATAAGGAACAAGGTGCTCGTTTTTAAAACGGTCAACAAGTTCAATATCTTCTTTTGTGCTATCATGGTCCAATTCAAGATGAATAACCTCTGCTATTTGAGATATAGCATTGACATATGGTAGTGCATAAAGGCTAACTTTATTTTGCTGTGCCTGCTCATAGTAAGTCAGTCCACTATCTTTAAACTTGACGTTATGAACATTAGAGATGAAATTCATAACACGCGCATTAAGATAGTTATCTTTTGGTTCTGATATGTTATCAAAGACAAAGAAGATTGTATCCCCTTTGTAGTAACTTTCCTCAAAATAACCAATGATCTTTCCTAGCAATTTAAAGTGCTGCTCAGTGTTTCTATCGTACTCTATATAGTACCTTTCACCTTGGACGAATATTACTGCATCTGGTACAACTGAAATCAGTTCACGATTGGTTGGAAAGAAATAAGTAATATTCAACTCACTAGGTGAAACACCTACCTTATTTTCAATTAAGGCTCTACCGATTTTAAGTGCTAGAGAACGTGTATTCGCATCGTGTAGATTGATTTTCTTTATCCCATAAGTTCCACCATTCATTCGATTAGTAATAAGGCTATAATGTGAACCATCGTACTCAGTAACCTCTGTCAGTTCAGCAAGTTCTGGAATTTGAGGAATGACTGAAAGTAACCACGAAGCAAACACCTTTGGAACGTACATAAATTTGGTTCTACCAATATTGTAGTTAGAACTAAATTGGCAGATAGGCATCCTGCTATTACCAATTAGAGAATATAACGCATCATTGTATAGCTCCTTACCCGTTAAGATAAAATACTGATCTAAAATCATTTCTCTTGAAAAATACTTTAGACGAATTAAATGATACATTAGCAAGAGTGTCTCTTTAGTAAAAAACACTTTCTTTCTTCCACGAGGATTGGGTAAATAATAAGCTATTGCTCCTTTAGGAATATGCTCTATTATTCCTTCCCTGCTATCACTAATACAAAGGCTCTTAACCATAAAATGTATCCTTTCATCAATTTATTTGATAGAAACAACCCTAAAAACCCTATAAAGTCCCCTTTATTTCCATTCATGCTGAAGCTATATGTATCAAGGGTTTAGGTGGCTTATTTGCTATTTCTATCTTTCTTAAATAAAAAATAGCATTACCGTAGCATTTTCCAACCAAGCTGGAGCCAGATATATCAAGGGTTTAGGTGACTATAAATGACTAGACTATCTTTCTTTCTTGAATATTTGGCATTACCGTGGCACTTTCCATCCATGTTAAAGCCAGATATATCAAGGGTTTAGGTAAAAAATATAACTTCCTTATGTTTCTTTGAATTATTAGCCAATTATTTATAAAATTATATCATAACTTCTCTTTTTTTTAAAACTATGATAAAATTAATTTGTCATAAAGAAAGGAGAAAAATCATGGCAGCTAAAACTAAAACTCTGGGAGCATTTGATAGTGACCTTCAAAAGCTACAAGAACAGATGGATAAAATCAGAAAGGAGCGAAAAAAGCATGAAGAGAATATCATACTAAAGATTGGGAAGGCCTATGTTTCGCTTGTTAGTTTAGACAATAAAGACCTCACTGTTGAAGACATTCTAAAAGATATTACCAGGATTGTTCAAGATAAAAAACAGTCACTAAAACAACAAAACTCCCAAAAACAAAATCAGAATGAACAATAAAAAGCTAGTGTTTAGTCACTAGCTTTTTTTATTAAAAGATATCTTCTTTGTCATCAGAAGTTTGAAGATTTTGAGCAATAATACTAGATGGTTCTGGCGGAATTGCACTGTCAATTTCTTGAATAGTATCAGTTATATAAGTAACCTCTTTTTGTGTTTCTTCCACTACTTCTTTTTGAGATTTATCATTATTTTCTTTGACTTCTTCAATAGGCGCTTCTTGTTCTTCTTCGCCATCTAGGGTCTCTTTTTTACTATCAATAATTAAACCTTTGTTAATGTCGTTTTTAGCCTCTTTATTTCTATAATCAGCTTTAGCATCATTTTGGTTAAAATTATCAGTATCAGTATCCTCAAATAATGGAATTGAGTCATTGATTGGATTTTTAATTTCTAATAGTTTATTCCACTCATCATCTGTGAAATCATCTTGACTGTATGATGTTCTTTTAATATTTTCGATATAAAAATCATCAACACATTTTTGCCAGATATCAAATGTTTCCTTGTCTTTTTTATTAGAAATATCAAAGTCTGGTTGGTAATCTTCATCTGTGAAAATAGGCATTTTAAAGCTTGGCATTGAGGTAACTTTCATAGGTTCACTCACCTCATTTTCAACTACCATGATACCCAAAAATTCCATTTCTTCTAGCTTGCTAACATCAGCTTCTGTGATCTGGTCAACCTCTTCGAGTGTTTCAGTCAACTGCTCTTTATTATCATCATTGGAAGCTAAAAATCGTCCCTCTGCTCCACGGAAGCTAGAAGTCAATGACCATTTTTTACCTGCTCGATTGTTTAGGTATTTTATGGTTTCTGGGCTTTGCTGTTGGAACATAAATGCGTTACGATAAGATTGGAAAAGTGCGTTTGCTTTCTCTGCTCCTACGGTCGCAACTGCTTGCTCGTAGTTCTGATAAAAGTGAATGACTGGTGTTCTAACTTTACGGTTTTTATCAATAAATCCACTATCCCTTGACATTAGGAATGAGTTCTTTTCGTCCTCGATAAATGGGAATAAAGAATACTTGTTGGGTAGCCGTCTAAAAGCAGAACTTTGCATGATAATTTCAGCAACTTGGGCAACCATTTTACTGTTGTTTTCTCCCAACTCAGCAGCTGCAGAATTGACTAATAGAACTCCTCCATATTTCAATAATACGTCGATGCTCTTAGTTGATTGAGAAAAGAAAACACGTCTAACACGTTTATCCAAAGCTAATCTACTAATTACTGAAACAAGACCTTTAATATCTGCATCAAAGTCAAAGGCTGGCTTATTTGTTCTAGAATCGATATAGTATGCTTTGGTAAAATAATCAATAGCACTTTTTAGATTGCTAATCTCTGAAAACTTATCCTCTAACTCACGCCCCTCATTCCATAATTCGAGAGGTTGGTTTCCTCGGAAAAGTTCCTTCTCTCCCCCAGAGTTTATCCACTTTTCAAAAGCCTCATTATATTTAATCTCATAGTCGCTTTTCCAAGCGTTATAATCTCTTAATTCTTTCTGATAAATTATTCGTAGGATATTGACACGCGAGAATATAAAGTTGTTATCAGTTAGTAATTGATTAAATTCTGAAAAGGTCGGTGCACCTCCGTTAAGGTGCTTGTTGATATCTAGATCTGGTACTTTAGACGAGGCTATCAGAAGTGTTACAAGACTCTTCGTGTGCGCTTCCTCTCTATTAAGGAAAAAGCTATTACCACTACTGTTATTCCCCTCCGAAAAATCTCTGAAGAGGTCTGATGCTAATGCTGCTGCTGTTTCCAATTCTGTGTCAAATATATTGATTGCATCCGTGTAAGGATTTAACGGGTCAATGTCCCAGATAGCCTTTTTAGGTATTCCTACTTTTTCTAAAATGAAGCGACTATCTTTTACTAAGTCTGCTGTTGGTTCGTTTAGATAAAAACCACTTACAAGGTCTTTCCCCAATCCCTTAGAAAACCACTCTTCTATCATTTCTTTCTCTTTGATTTTCTTCGATTTGTCAGAAAGAGGGAGTCGTTTTACTTTTCTTTGTACTCCCTTAACGTACATACCAAACTCACGTAGATAAATAGCAAAGTTTTTTGATACTGATATAACAATAGGCTTGGCAAGTGATGATGATTTACCTGTACCAATCAATCCAAAAAATGCGGTATTCAATGCTAGAGTGTTTGGCTCCATAATGACTGGTGACTGTGTTTCTGAGTTGATCCCAATAGTCAAAGAGAATGTCCCTTTAGCCTCTGTATCAAATACTAGATGCTCGATACATTCATCTTTATAAAAACGTCTGTTTATCCATTGTTCAACCAACTTGTGATACTTTCTAATGTCGAAAATGTAAGAATTGACGTACAAAATAATTAAGATAAAAATTGGTAAAATCACTAAGATTGCATTGTATAGTTCAGGTGATAAAAACGGTATTGGTGAAGCCAATAAACTCTCTTGGTTTTTATAACCTAAGAAAGTCTCTGTATGAGAACTAAATAGATTTGCTGATTTATAGGTCAATGATAAAGACTTTAAAACATAGTTACTAATTGTCAAAATAATTAGAGCCAGTTGAGCTATGATTGCCCCTCCAAAAGAAAATATCAATCCTTTTTTCATCAGACTTACTCGCTGGACTCGTTTTACTTTGTTAGGCCGCTTAAAAGGCTCATAGACCTGCCTACTAGTTATTCTAGTATGCCATAATCCCAAATATAGCTGGATGCTTGAGAAAGCCAACAGAGCGTAAAATAAAGCTAAATAAGAGCCATCTGATATGGTATATCCAAATATAAGGGTGAACAAAGAGAAAACTGCTAATCCACTACTTGCTCCAAAGAAGAATAAAAGCAATATTCTTAAAGTAACGATCACATAGTCATAGGTAGCTTTTCCATTTAACCAGAATGGAAGTCTTTTTAAAATAAATTTCAACTTACTTACTCTCCCCTCTACAAGATAAATTTAATCATTTCAATAATTCCTATCGTAAGGATAGTTATTCCGATACCTCCCAAAAGGAAAAATCGCCTTTGTAGTCCACTACTGTGCTTTTCATTCTCAGTTATAATCTGCTGATAATAGAAAATGGTTGATTGAATTTGAGCAAATTTCCAGACTACTGCAACAATCAGAAATTGAATGACTGTAAGTATAGTCTTAAATGTCTCAGATGTATCACCAGAATTGAGTTTCATTGTTTCAAGATAAGACATTACTAGTAAAGGGATAAATCTAAACAAGTAAATAAAAATTAAGGCAATTAAAACCCAAAGTGACGATAGATACTTCCATTTAATATTAGTTGTCTGACGATTGATAAACCATATAATTAAACCTCCTGCTACTATTATCCAGGGTGCGATTTGTAAAAATAATATTATCCATGAAAAAATAGTGTGTACCATGATACTCCTTTCAAAAAAAACGAAACATTGTTTGTTCCGTTTCTAGCTTAATTAGAACTCAAATGCACTTACGGCCTTTTCCTTTGTTCCTGCATCTGAGATATAAGAACAATAAACCGAATATCTCAAATCATCAGCTGGACTTGCTGTTCTTCTTGCTCGCTCAACCTTAACAAAGATAGGTGTCTGTTTGACTACAAAATCAGGGGTTATTGGGGCCTTAGTTTCAAGTTTAACTATTGCACCTGCTAGATCCTCTAATTCAATTTTATGACCTCTGGTAACGTCATAAGCAACAACGTAAGCCTTGTGAGTTGTACCAACTAATTTTTCGTCAGCTATAAGTTGGATCACTCGGTCACGTGGTCTTGTTTCTAAACACTTAGCATCAGCAATGATTTGATTTTCTAGCCCTTTACCTGCTCGATAGATTTGGTTATCTAAAATCTTAAAACTGATCTGCTCTCCAATTTTAAATTTTAAAGCAATACTTGGTATAACTGACTCATACACATAGCTAATTTTCCCTCTTGGGATAAATACCGTAAAGTAGTTTAATTCTTTTTCTGTGCATATAACATAAATTCCACGATTGCTTGTTTGAGCGATGATGCCATTGTAAGAACGCGAAAGCCACTCAGCTTTTTCATTCTTCAACTGCTCTAGTACACTTCTATTAACAACGCTTGGAGATTCTTTACCTTTTCTTGCTTCTGCTATTGTTGCTTTAATATCGCCACATACTAGGGTTTCGGCAAGGTCTATGCTGCCTTCAGCATAAAAGTTGTTCCATACCTTTTTAGTTTCATAAAAATTTGGCAATTTACAAAGTCTTAAATTTTCAATTTTACAACTTACGTAACGTCCAACCATTTCTTTTAAGTTAGTACGTGGTAATCTAAGCATCCCTGCCTTAGTAGATGGCACATAAACTTTCAATTCAGAATAAATAGGGTTTAGAGGTGTAACAACAAGATAGTCTATAAAAACAATTTTAGACTTATCGGTTTCATGAGGACAAGGCATTGATTCTATTACACTCTCAACAAAGCCAGGAAATACTCTTTCTTTAGCAAGAATTCTATTAAAAGCCTCAGAACGTGTATCGCTTGCTGATGGTCTAGCTAGGTCATTAACCTCTGCAACAATATCTTTGGGAATAAATTCTAATTTCAGTTCATCTTTTAGATTGAAGTCAAACCAAAATGTATCGCTCTTTATTTTATCAGCAATAACAATATCGCGGTTTTTTCTTCCTTCATCTTCTGCATATATCGCACTAGGATGCGTCTGTTGAATGACTTTTAATGGTAGCATAATATCTCCTAAGTTTTTATTTTAATCTATACCATATATTTTAACCTCTATTAGCCCTAAATTGCAAGCTATGATAGAAAAAATCCCAAAAGCATTTTATCTTTTGGGAATGTTTTTTTAAAAAATAATTTCAAAAGCAAAGGCGATCACAAAGAGAAAAAGAACTACTCCCAATGCGCCAAATTTAATCTTTTTTTGATAGATTCCGATAAGTGTAAATAGTAACGCTACACTTGGTACTACAAAAGCCATAGTTTGTCTCCTATTCATTGATTTTAGAATAAATAGCCAATATTTACTAAATAGATAGTTTCTATTTTTTATGTAAATATAATTTATTTAAAAAATGGATAAAATATATTTAGTTTACAGATACTAACGACTGTTTCTTTCTCTTTCTAATTGTTGTCGATAGTTTGATAGAGCCATTCTAATAGTCATGGTTTTATTGTTTTTCATACCTAACAACTCCATAATAGCCATCATATCATCATACATTTGTTCATCTGGCTTCAAGTGTAATGAAGGAATGTGTTTCTTTTCTTTTTCTAGATATGTTACCACTCCGATTTGGTCAGTTGTGTCTGATAACAAATTTTTCTCAATAACCTCCTTACGTTTTTCAAAAGGGGATTTATCTTGGATCATAGGTTTAGTTTCAAAATCTGATGGACGCTTAGCTGGCATAATATTCTCCTTAATTGTAATTTTTATTTATTAAGTATTTATTTTTTATTTATCATTTATTTATTTACTAAATAAAAATGATTTACTTTATTCTTCTACATACTGGCTAATTTTAACAAAAGGTGTTCAGTGTCACGGTAGAACTTATCTAACTTCCAGTCACCTTTATCATATTTTCGATATTCCCAAAGAGGCATATACAAGGCATCTGACTTAGGAAAACTCTCCCGGTACTCAATGCAACCAACAAAATCATCTGGATGTTCGCGAACTAATTTATTCATCATGTTTCGCATTTGTTTTCCTAACATACTATTGTCAATCATATTCGCAAGTACAACTACTCTAGCATTCACAAATGTTTCTGTTCGACTTCTATTTTCATTTTTCACTACATTTAGCAATGCTTTAATTTCAGCAACCTTATTTTTGTATGTCTTTTCGGTCTTATCTATAATTGCAGTAACGATATCAGAAATTGCATAAACTGCTTTAGTGAACTCTGATTGGTCGTTGTGTGTGTCAATTAAGATATAATCATACTCTTCTGTGAGATACTTTTCCACATCCCACCACCAATGTAACAAAGAGAAACTTTTTACATCAGATAAGTTATATAGTGTTTTTGTTTCAGCAATTAAATCAATGTTGTCAGTGATCTTGATAGGTGAAAAAGGTAAACGTTGAAAAAGCATTTCGACCGTATTCTCTGGTTTAATGTTAGCAAGCAACTCATCTGCATCTAAACCATTCTTACGTGCATAATAACCAACCATACGATTTGTAAGATTCATGCTTCTATCTGTCCCAAAAACAAGAACACGATACCCTTTGCTCGCTAACAAGGTAGCAGTATTGACACATATTGCAGTTTTGCCAACTCCTCCAGCCTCAACATTAAAACATATAATCTTCATATTTGTAATTCTCCTATTTATGTTTGTTTTATCTACATTATATCAGAAGTATTTTTAATTGTCAAAAAATAATGGATTAAAATTATCCACTTTATATCTATTTAATAAATAAAAGATATATACAAAATGAATAATAAGTAGATAAATAGTATTTGACTAATGGATAAAAAAGCAAACGTGTTAAAGTTAAATATTCATCTTATAGATTTGCTATTTAGCTTCAGCAGTTCTGTCTGCATAGTTGATTGTTGCATTAGGAGAAGTTCTATTTATTATGTATCTATTAAATAGATGTAGTTTATTTATATAATAAATAGGAAATAGATAGAAATTATTTACTTAATGGATAAAAAAAGACGAATGCTTAAAACATTCATCTTATAGATTTGCTATTTAGCTTCAGCAGTTCCGTCTGTATAGTTGATTGTTGCATTAGGAGAAGTGTTATCCAGTATTACATACGAGATATTGCCTTCTGTCCTTGTTTGCCCTTGATTTTTCAATTCGACTGTTTCCTGGTTCCCGTTCTTATCGAAAGCGGTCCAGTACATAGCAATCTTGTTAGGTAGTAGGTCATTGTCTTGGTAGATTGGAACTACATAATAGTCAAGGTATTTATCTGAGTTATCGCGTAACCACTCTTTTAGGTTCATTTCGTAGAATATCATAGAGTAGTAGTTGCTGCGATCAACTTTCTTATCATCCATTGTCCCAGCGTTAAGATAACGTGTTATAGGAACAAGGTTCTTACCTTCTGAGTTCAATCCGGAAAATAGATAACCGACTAGGTGTCCTCTATTCATGAGCCAGTTTTCTGTTTTTTTCCCGTTAATAGTAGCTGGAAATTTGTAGTTATGCCAACCAACAGGATTGTAGGTGATTTTATCTTCTCGTTCCTCTTTTGGAGCGTCTTTAATGTTTAATTGGATATGTGAGTAGGTTGCACGTCCAAGGCTGTCATACTCTCCTAATTCAAGCTGTTTTGAACCTTTAAAAGCAAGAGGAGTATAAGTAGCAGTAGTTGTTGAAGAAGCATTCTGTGAATCCTCTGTTTCTTTCTGATTGGCTACTGCATCCCCGAATTTCTCCTTTATTTTATCAGCTTGGCTATTAAAATCTTCAATAGCACCGGAGCCTTTAACAAATGAAATACCTTGATTTAGAAGGTTAATAGGATTTACCCCAATCCTATCGGCTAGAAAAAATCCTACTGAAATAATGATTAAGCCAGCTAGAACATTTAGGAGATAACCTCCACAACCTCTATTTTTGTTTTTGCTCATTCGTTTTCTCACTTTCTTTTACAACTTTTGTCAATCGACGAGATTCTGTTGCTGTTAAGTCTGATAAATCTTTATTTTTTTCAAAAAGAATAACTGAATGTGTCTGTTTTAGTATAATAGCTGATAAAGGTTTCATGGCCACAGTAGAAATTCTATGGATCACTGAGGCTATACCTTGGGCAGATAGTGGCTTTTTTTTGAAGTTTAAAAATAAAGAGCCAACAGTTGCATCAGCAGTAAACCATTTTTTTCTTGTTTTAAGATATGGAGCAATGTAAGGAATGAACTCACTTAAAATAGGCTTTTTAATTCGTTCCCCTTTACGTGTATTTATTACTATCACCTTTTTGCGTAAGTCAATATCCCTATAAGTGACTTGTGTAAGCTGCTCAATGTCAACTCCAGTTCCAACAAGTAAAGCGATGATTGCTAGATCCCTCTCTTTATTTCTTTCCCAATTATCCGCAGTTGTTTGAGTTGGAAAGTAAGTAACAAGTGACTTATCAATCATTTCAAGAAAATCTAACATTCCTTGTAAATCATAACTATCTATATAATTATCACTTGATTCAATTTTTCTATCTGAAGCAAGAGAAGATACACCATAAACAACATCCCACTCATGCATCACATTACGGTAGAAGTGTGGGGCTTGTTTTTCAAGTGAAAAGGATGCAACAGTGTAGTAGTGCCAGAAAGCACTCAAAATTTTAACTACCTGTTTTTTTCCATTTGGTTTAAGTCTAAGTGAAGATATATAATCATTCACTAATTCAAGTGGTGTATGCTCTATATCCTCCATAGTTAGTTCACTAATTGATTTTTTTAATTTTCTACTTGTATAGAATTCTAAAAACTTTTTTAACTCCACTAACTTGTAGTAGCTAGAGGTATTTCTTTTATTTGTGGTAAAAAAGTAGTCTAAATATAATTGGACTGCTGGCGAAAGCATACTCTCTAGTTCTTGATAATTCTGTTCTAATCTATTCATAAATTCTTTTCAATTTCTTTTTTATATACTACTAGAATAACAGAAAA